GACAACGTAAAGCAGTTCATCGGCTGGATGGACAGGCTGAGCGAAGCCGTCACTGAGGACTATCGCAGTCCACTTTTTGGCGAGCTTACTCGGAAGGAAGTCCTTCAAGAGTATCTGCAGCATGTGCCACTAGAGGGCCCGAAATTTTCGGAGCACATGTCAGAACGTGAACACAAGGAAGCGAAACGCATCCTTACCCCATGGTCAGAGCGCCCCTCTTGGTCAACATGGGGACCACAAACAGTAGCAAGTTACTATGCACCTCGAGGACCACCCTTGAATAGTTTAGAAACGGCGACTGCCCTGCTCAAGCGGAAACTTGGACAGGGTCCAGGCTCACCTTGGCCTTTAAAGAAAGCGTACCACCAACTCCCTTCTACGACTAGCAGTGGACTCCCATGGCTAGTAACACCGTGGAAAAAGGAGGTAGGTTCAGAGGTCTTGAATCTAGTAGAAAGCGCATGGAAGAATGACAGTTCACTGGACATTCCACCCTCCATGCCAATGTGGCGAGTCGATCCTCCAGGAAAGGTTCGATTTGCCTGGGCAGAATCAAAGATAGAAGCAATTGCCGGAGCACCATTCGTGTACCCACTAATAGCTGACTGGAGAGAGATACCCGAATTCGTAGCTTGGAAAGGTCCAAACTACACACATCCTGCAGTCCAAGAGGCATTACAGACTCACCCTGGAAACGTCCTCTCGATAGACTACAGTACATTCGATCAAACTCAAAGTCCTAAACTTATTCGTCATGCTTGCGACATCATGCATGAAGCTTGTGGTTACCGCAAACCGAATTTCTTCGCTTCCTGGGTAGACAACCTCGTCCGAGGGTCCGTTCTTACACCAGATCGCGAGTTAACTGGGGAACATGGCGTCCCTTCTGGTTCAGTGGCAACGAATATGGTGGACACCATAAATAATATGCTTTGTATCGAGGGCTACCTGCATACTCAAGGTATCGACGGAGTGTACTTCGCACTCGGTGATGATGCCGTGATTATCGGGGAAGGCGTTGATCCCGTTGATTTTGCGCATTTCGCTACTGAAGATTTTGGTTTTGTCGCTAACCCCGACAAGCAATTCTTCAGCACGAGCAAGGCTGCCGACTTTCTCCAAATGTCATACTACGTTGAGAACGAATTCAACCCAACGTATCCCGTTTCACGAGTAGCGTGGCGGATGATTGGTTATGAAAGACATCGGTATCGAGGTAAAGACTGGAATGAGTGGGGTGTTGTTGTCCGAACTTTGCAACAACTGCAGAATGCAATCAACAATCCAAGCATCGACAAGATGGTTGAATGGATTCAAGAAGACGGAGACAGGTTAAAACTCGGAGCCTTTGAGGATCCACAAGAAATTTTGGAACTCGCAGGCAAACCCGCTAAACAAATGACGGAGGAAAGAGCACGTTGGGACCCGGGAGCCGAAGAGTCGAGACCTTTCCGTGAATGGGAGATAAATAAGTTGGTGCGAAGGC